CAAAGTCGTAGTCAGTGAATTCTGATTGTTGATTTAAAAACGTTTTTAAATTCTGCTTGATTGTATCAAAATCAAGCTCTGTTACTCGTAGTCTGTCTACCATTTTTATCTAATTCTTTCTAAGAAGAAATCAATAGTAATTGGATTTGGATTATTTACAATCAAAAAACTTAAAGAAACTGCGTATAGATTATCATCTGGAGATGCTCTTACTTGAACATCAGTAATAGAAACTCTTGGCTCATAATTACCAATTGTTTCAAATAATGCTCTCTCTAACTGTGCAGCAACTAACGGATCAACGTTTTCAAATAAAAGCGATCTTATTCCAGAACCAATTTCTGGTCTAAAGGGTCTTTCGTAAAAATTAGTAGAGACTAAGTTTTTAACGGAATTTATAATTGCAAATTCATTGATGTGTTTAGACACATCTTTTTTTACAGGATGTATATTAAAATTTAAATCCAAATCTCTGAAAATTCTTTCAGATGTTATTACTGGATTTCTTGAAGTTATTGTGGTTGTCATCTTTTATTTATTCAACCTCCGGCAAAAACATTTCCCGAACCTGCTGCTACTGAAGTGCATCCAGATATGGCATCTCCAACACGGCCAGCGCCCATTCCATTAACTTTTACAGTAGATGAACCAGATGCTATTGGTGCTGCATGTGGTGGACATGGTGAACCTGGTAGTAAATGCACAGTATTAACATCACCTTGTCTAGACCAAGGTATACCATTAACGTAAACATTTGGTGATCCTGCTGCCCTCACCATACCGGAGCAATGTGCAACATCTGCGTCACCTATTCTAGTTGCTGCGGGCACGTTCTCTCTCCATTAGTTTTTGTAATCTTTCGTTCCATAGCGACATTTCATCATGCTCATCGTGTGTATGGGGTGCTGGAGGCATTTCAGGTAAAAACTTAATTACGTTGTCGAACTCTTCTGGTATATCTTCATAATTATGATAAGTCTTTAACTCACCATTTACAAGTATTACAAATTCATGTGCCATATTAGTTTAGATCAATTCTAGGTGCCTTAAATGTCATGTTACCACCAGAAGTTACTTTACATGTTCCGCCAATATCTGCTTGAAAGTTTCCACCGACTTTAAGTGTGGCATTTTTTCCTACATCTACTGTGGCATTACCATCAATATAAACCGTAACATCACCTTTAACATATACTTGTTCGTTGCCAATAACAACTTCAAATTTATCTTTTTGCACTCTTTCAGATCGTGAGCCATCAGGTGCCCATTCTGTGTAAGAACCTGAACGATGATATACATGTACTCGTTCGGCTCCTTTAGTATCGTCAAATTCTAATGCATGACCAGACTCAGATTCATACACATTATTGTATGGATATTTTGCAGCATAGTAAGAGTCTGGTTCAACTTTGCTTGCCTTCTTTGATTTCTTTGCTGCTACAATTTCTGATGGATAATCTGAATCATTTCGTGCAAGTCTTGATGTTGTTGGCTCATCTAACTTACGTGGGTAGTTTGTTGCAGACTCATACGGCTTCACTGGCGCAGCAGAAAGTTGCGCCGATGTTCTAGGGTCAGTAAACGCTTCTTTTGGATTTGCTGATCTCAATGGTATGCCTGGAAGAACTCCCATCATCACAGGCTCTTGTGCATTCTCATCATCAACGAAAAATCCAAACACCATATCACCTTCTTTTGGTGCGTAAATATTTGACATATTAATTGGCACACTTGGTATTGCCCAAGGTAACATATTTGTTGGTAGTTCTAATTTATTTCCTGAATGCCAACCAATACATCTAACACGACAACGACCTAGTTTTAGTGGGTCTTGTCTATCTTCAACGACACCAACCCACCAAACAAAACTGCCTTTACCGGCAAAATCATATGCACTGTCACTCATTTATGCTCTTTTCAATAATTCGTTTTGTTGTGGATTACTTGTGTATGTTCTTGCGTCTGTTGTTGAATCGGTTGCAATTTCAATTAAAGTTTCGTGTTTATTATTAGTTAGAGTATGTCTTGCAGCAACAATTAAATATTTTCCATTTAAAGACACATCATCATTTTCTGAGCCTTTGCTCTTACGACTAAACCCAGAAGTCAAAACTTCTACATTAAATCCAGATGTTAATTGAAAATTTCCAGGCATCACAACTCTCATTCTTTTGGCAATCAGATTCTTAAAAATTGCTCTTCTTTGGAATGAGAAATTTTCATAATCTTCAATTTTAGAAATTGAATCAGGATCATTTTTTTTAATATACGAACTATTCTTTCTATTTGTACCAAAGATGCTTAAAACTTTTCGTGAATTAATTGAAGTGTAATTAGTTGTATTGTCTTTGTTAAAGATTTCTGTTTTGTTTGGATTTTTATTCAAATGATCAACCGAGTTGTAATGGTCATTGAACGTTATATTTTTTTCATTAAAACTTCTTGTAAGAGGATCAAATCCAATAAACTTACCAGCATTTACACCACTACGAATTTTATCTATTGAATCGTTTTGAACAACTAACTCAAAACCTCTGGCACTGCTTATCTCATTTAGTGCATCACCATCATTGATGTTTTTAGGATCAAATTTAATTCTAAGAATAGAATCTTTTTTCAAAAGACTTGATAGTGATGTATAGTTATATCCAATTAAATTAGAAAAGAAAACAAAACTGGGCGCATTTTTATTATCAACAGAACGTTTGGTGCACCACTCTATTGCATCTATTGGGTTGAGATTAGGTATCACAACTTTTTTAATTCCAAAAGAGTTCTCAAATATACCTTTTTCATTGTTCTCCAATTTCAGGTAATTTTGCAAAATCTTTTTCACGATCTCAGAGTAAGTCATCTGATAACTTTGATTCACTCTTTGTTGGCTTGAGAACACATACTCATCCGCAATAAAATGTAGAATATATTTCTCGGTAGATTGATTTACATTCTTTCGATCAGTTTGTTTGTAAATTCTAAATGACTTGGTAAAAGACAAAAAGTTAGATGCTTTTTCTATGTCGATGAATATTACTTCAGAACCATCAAAGTTCAAAGCCTTAGACAAACCAACAGTATCAGTTATCAGGATATTTCCAGATAACATTGGCATAAACAAAGAATCATAAATGTTAATTTCATCATACAAAGGTGCAACGTCAATTGCTCCACCTTTGGTCATAATTGAAATTCTTTTTACTCTAAACTGTGTAGAGTCTTTTAAAGTGACTGTCATTATCTAATTATTTCTTTAAATTCTTCGAATACGTCAGAAACAAACTCCGGTTTCAATAATTTAATTTTTCTCTTTTTTTCATTCTCTTGCATTTCATACTCATAATAAGTCAATTTTTCTTTAGCCACAATCTCAGTGATAACTGTGCCATTTTTTAGAGTGTACTGATTGCTACTTGTCTGTAGATTTGTATAAGCATCTTCGTCTATCTGAATTTTTTCTTTTATAGTTTTATTATCCGCAGTTACGGCGTTTGTGCTTCTTGTGACAATTTTATAATAAGAGTGTACATTATTTTCACTTTGTGCCCAAGTAAGTCCAGACTGCACGGTAGTATTTGCCGCACCATTTGCTGCATACTTTTGATTCACATAGTCGGTAAAATTTGGATAGTTTAATGGCCAGTCATACTGTGGATCAATAATGTTATTGAAGTTCAATACAATCCAATGCCTCTCTGAACTACCATAAATTTTATATGCTATCGATTCTGGTGTATCAGAATCTTTTATATCGTAAGGATAAAAGATTGTAGAATTCTCTTTTAGAGATTGTTCAAAAGCAAAACGAGCAGTAATATTTGTTACAATATCTAAAGATGTTTGCTTATCAGAATCTACACTATAAAAAGTTGAAGGAAAATAATTGAAGTAATTTGCCATTTATCCACCATTTGCCCAATTATAGTTCGTGTAAGGTTCATTTGGTACAGCACGAACATCAACACCTAATGCGTTTGTTTTGGAACCAACGGCACTATCAAAATCTTCTTTAGTGATGTAAGTTGTTTCTCTAAACTGTAAAGTCATTTGAATACCTACTGGCATACCTGTGCGACCTAAATCTGGATTATTTTCACCTGGCACTTCATACGCAGCCCATCCACGTGGCGCATAGTTCACTTGAATGTTTTCGAGAACACAAGATGCGATTGGCGGTATATTTGGATTCTGACGACCAGCATAATAGAATTGAATATCAAACTCAGAAGGTGGTATCAAAAGGCCTGACTGTTTGCCAGAAATTTTCTCTAATTCGGGTGCTTGGTGAAATCTAAATCGTTCAATGATCTTTTGAACTTGAAGTGCTTCTGCCTCATCACGTGGCCAAAAGAAAAACTCAAATTGAAACTGACGGAAATCTGGTGAGTTATAAATCAATTCTAGCATTGGATTTACTACACGACCAGTTACACCAAAAACACCAAGACGAGTTGTATCTTGTGCACCAGTTACACCACCAACAAATCTTTCAGCAAGTGCTTGTAAAGCACCCGTCTTTTTGATTGCTTCTAGTGCGGCTCTACCGCCACCACCCGGTGCTCTGTAGATATCAACCAAACCAGGTAAAGCAACAAGTGCTTGTCCTAATAATTCTTTACCAGGTGACAGACCATCATATGATTGACGACTATCAAATTGAACAGTGTCGGGCATGTATAAAGCAATTGAATCTGTAGTCAGTTGCGTTTTGTTGACAAAACCAAAAGGTGTTTTGTCGGTAATTCTTTTTATTGAGTTGGTGATATTATCATTTGTTTTTTGTTCACCACCAAGAGAAACTGAATTTGGTTGAAAAAAGTTTGAAATAGCACCTGAAACTTTTTGACCAGCGGTGCCAAACTTATTATAAAGAGTCGTATTGAAACCGGCAATTTGATTTTCTAAACTTCTGTTTATCCTATCGGCAAATGAATTTTTAACTTTACTAGAAGAAACTCTTCCAGCAACAGAAGTTCCTTTTGATAATTGAGATTGAATATTTTCTTCTGTCTTAGCATCAAAAACTTGACCACCACGATTTTCAACAGAGAACT